TCATTTGTCATCCTCATCAATGATAAAAAGGGGGAATTCTTCGTCAGGCGAGATGTCGGCAGGTGGCGATCCCTTCTTGGGTTGCGGGCCGACCGATCCGTCTTCATATACGAACTTCTCGGACTTGCCAGTCCGTTCGAGCGAAACCTCCTCGACGGCGTCGTACTCAGCAGCAGCCTTGTCCGACTGGCGTTCGAACTCGCGTTCCTGCCACTCTTGGTACCTGTTGCTGATGTCCCTTCTCGTATTTTGATCGAACCCCTGCACCCGGCCGCTATAAATACCCTCGATTGTGTCGTGGAGCTCTGACGCAAGCTTGGAGATGCCTTCGTTCGTTGCTTGGCCTGCCTGAATGACTCCGAGCATTTCAAGTAGCTCATCGATCCTTTCGCCCGCGACCCAGGGTTCAGGAAATTCGCGCTCAAGGATGCGAACGATTTCCTCGTTCATCGATCGCCCCTGGTAGGCTGCATAGGCTTTGATGCGATCACGAAGACCTTCCGGCAGACGCAACGCAAATTGGTCTGACCCTCGACCTGGTCGCGCGCGTGCCATGCTTTCCCCTTGAGTTGCATCCGGTGACATCACTGTAATTTCATTCCAATTGACGCGCAAGCAAATCACGGTAATATAAATCACTGTGATTTGATCCGTGGAGATGAGAATGGCAGAGGAGATATCCGTAGCGATCGACCTCGTTTGGGGTGCGGCCGACATCGGCAAAGAGATCAACCGCAAGCCGAGGCAGACCTTCCACATGCTCGAGCAAGGTCTTCTTCCAGCACGAAAGGTCGGCAATCAGTGGGTCGCCGAGCGCGGAAAGTTGCGGGCGTTTTTCCTCGGTGACGGGGAGAAAGCGGCATGACCGGCCTCACCGCCCAAGACTCCGAACGTACGGCTGCGATGGCAGCATCTCAATCCGATCTCGTCGCCGTCGTGCCGAAAAATAAGCGCGAAGAAATCCGCGTCTCGCTCGATCTCCTCAACGGCCACAGGCTGCTCAACATGCGCGTGTTCTTCGAAGGAGAGGACGGCTCGATGCACCCTGGCAAGGCTGGCATCGCATTCAAGGTCGACAAGCTGCAGGCCTTCGCCGAAGCCGTCGCCTTGGCGCTGGTGACAGCCGAGAAGAGGGGCTACGTCAAATGACCAGCCAATCCGAAACCCACAACCTCCTAGCGCGCCGGTTCGTTCGTGAAATAATTGGCCCGGCGATCAAAGACGGTGGGACCTATGCCGAGTTGATGGTCATCTTCGAAAGCGCCACGCTTTGCATCATGGAGGTGCTGAACCTTCACTATGAACTCTCACCCCAAGTCGCCACCGGCCTATGCGAAGCGAGCCTTCAGAACGCGATCGAGCGCTTTGCAGGCGGTCGGGCAGCCAAGCCATGAGCGCGGCGTGTCGCTGTCGCCGCGCTCCGGCTTCATCCCCGATCCTAGACGCTGCCCAATGGCTCGCCACCGGGAACCGCGACAAGAACCGCGCGGCAGTCCCGCAGTTGCGGGAGAAATTCGGTCTCAGCGCCGGCGAGGCGGTTGAGGCACTTCGCGAATCCCGCCTGATCCTTGCGAGGTCGCACTGATGATCGCGGCCCAGCAACCCGCCAACCTCAATGATCCAGCGGAAAGCTTCAACCCGGCAGCCCGGCATAGCGAAGTTCCGAAAAAGGCCCGCTCAGGCAAGCACCGCAAATTCAGTGCGAAGCCATCGCGCAATTGGCTTTGGCCGAAGACCCGGGAGGAGCAACGCAAGGCGTTTCGCGCCTGGCAGTTCATCGCCAAGCAGATCATTCACAAAGAGGCATACAGCTTCCAGGCAATCAGCACCTTCGATCAATTTCTGTTCTGGGGGAAGGGCGAGATCTACGCAAGCAACGAAGAGATGGCCGAGGCGGCGGGAAAGTGCTCCGCTCGGAAAATGTCACGCGAAATATCAGCCTATCGCGACATGGGCATAATCGCGGTGGAGATCGGCTGGCGTAAATCAGACGGGAAATTCAAGCGTACGAGAACCATCCGGCTAGCAGTCCCGCGCGACTTTGATCCCAACATCAGCATTGAGCCTGCCGAGAATCATCACGTCCACGGTGGACGCGGTGGAGGTGGCAAATGAGCGAGAATCATCACGTCCACGGTGGACGTATCACCATTGAAATCAAAGGCGCCCCTGCCGTCGCGGTCTTTCCGCTGGCCTTTCGGAGGAGCGAGGTGCGAGCCGCCGCTGCCGAGCTATTGCAGCGGAACCGTTATCTCGGCCGGCAGTGGTGGGCCGCTCACGTCAAAGCGCATCGCCGCGGGCTTCGAGAATTTGGCCTCGCCCCTGATGAAATCGATAGGGAAATCGAGCGCTACGCTTCCGCAGTCAGCCGGGCCCTGCATCTTCCAGAGCAATATCGCTCGACGCCAGAAGGTGCAGCATGAGCGCTGGAGCGCCTAGAGCCGGCCGCGCAGCGGTCGGCATGGGTCAAGGGACTCAGTCCCTTGTGGGGCGCAGGGGCGAAGCCCCGCATCGTAGGGCGCTAACTCCGCGCGCGCGAGGCACGCGCCGTGCTGCTCGTTTTGTACACACATCGGGGTTTGTCGGCCAATTTTGTCTGCACAGGCGTACATACACTCCAAGAGGCGCTCGGAAGAAGCGGAAGGCGGCATAATGGACGAGCGCGATCTAATTGCCCGCCTGAGGGCCGACAACGCGACGTTGCGCGAACAGGTTCGCCAGCTCGAGGAAACTCTTGCTCCGCCGTCAATCGCTGTGCCGGACGACTGGGGCCTGACGACAAAGGAGAGGCGCGTCTACGCCTGCCTAGCTTCTCGGAGGGAGGCAACGCGGGCCGCAATCAGGCAGGCTCTCCATAGCGACTGGCACAGCGATCCGCCGACTGAGAATGCGGTCCACGTCTATATCAGCAAGCTGCGCAAGAAGCTGACGCCATTCGGCATCGCGATCATCACCGTCTGGGCCGAAGGATACCGGCTCATCGAGCGGCGACGCACCAATCCAGAACAGTTGCCGGGATAAGATGGAAGCCACCACAGGAAGTCATGCATGATCCTCGATGTCGACCCAGTAGCAATCGAGCGCGCCAAGGCGATCGGCCGTGAATATGCGGAGAAGATCTACCCATCGACGCCTCTACCTGGTGCGCTGAACGCCGTCGTCCTCGGTGAGCTGCCGAGGCCGACGCCTGCTCATGTTCTGCATGAGCCCACGATGTGCTTCACAGCATCGGAGGCCTTCGTGTTCCGCTGGCGGGAGCTCGCCGCGAAATGAAGCTAACGCATCGCTCCGGAAACCGGGCGTCCCTCCCGTTCCACGCCTTCTCGAGCTTCAACAAGCCGGGAGGGCGAGTGCACCCACGGGTCGCCCGGACCCGAAACCGAATCCTCGACCTGTGGGAGGGGATGGCTTCGTACGCGACGATTGCCGACGAACTGAACATCAGCATTTCGACCGTCGTCGACTGCATCGCCAGGGCAAAACGGCTGAAGGATCCTCGAGCCAATCGACCCTTCAGGCACCGGAAAATTCAGATCGCCGAAAAGCGCCGGCGTGAGATCAGGCGCCTACACGCCGACGGGTATCGGCCGCGGGAAATCGCCAAGCAGCTAGGAATTTCCAAGCGTCTCGTCTTACTGCGGCTGCGAGAGGCAGGCTGATGGCGGCACCGAAAAGAAACCAGTTCTGGAAGGCGCGCAGCTCGCACGGCCGCAATCCGATCTTCTCGACGCCAGACCAGCTTTGGGAAGCGGCATGCGAGTATTTCGAGTGGGTAGGAGCCAATCCGCTGTGGGAGGCCAAGCCGTTTGCCTACAAGGGTAAGGTGAAGATCCAGAACGTCGCCAAAATGCGCGCGATGACGATCGACGGGCTGTGCATCTTCCTCGATATCGCTCGCCGGACCTGGGACGGCTACTGCCAGCGTAATGATTTCTTGCCAGTCACGACGCGGGTGGCGGAAATCATCTTCACCCAGAAGTTCGAAGGCGCCTCCGCGGACCTGCTGAACGCCAACATCATCGCCCGTGATTTGGGGCTTGCCGACAAGACCGAGCTGCAGGGCAAGGGCGGCGGTCCGCTGGTCGTGCAGGTGCTGAAACTCTCGGAAGCCGATGCCGACGATCCAGCTTCCAAATAATGGCTGGCGACCGCGCTGGTATCAGCGCAAGGCGTGGGACACATGGGAGCGCGGCTGCAAGCGCCAGCTCCTGTTCTGGCACCGCCGCGCCGGCAAGGACGAGATCAATTTGAACATGCACGCAGTGTCCGCTCATGAGCGGCCGGGAACCTACTGGCACATGCTGCCTGAGGCCGCACAGGCGCGGAAAGCGATCTGGAATGCCGTCAACCCTCACACCGGCAAGCGGCGCCTGTTCGAGGCGTTCCCGGAGCCGCTGATCGAGAACATGAACGACAATGAGATGTTCGTTCGGTTCAAGGTCGGGTCGACGTTTCAGGTGGTGGGTTCGGACAACTTCAACAGCCTGGTCGGCTCGCCGCCGGTCGGCATCACCTTTTCGGAATGGGCATTGGCCAATCCTGCGGCGTGGGCCTACCTGTCACCGATCCTGGCCGAAAATGGTGGGTGGGCATCCTTCATCACCACGCCGCGCGGCAACAACCACGCCAAGGGCATGCTCGACGCGGTGAAGGGCAACGTGTTCGACCCAGTGACAAACCCGCGCGGCTGGTTCAGCGAAGTGCTGCCGGCCTCGGCGACCGGAGCAATCGACGAAGTCACGATCGAGGAGCAGCGGGCGATCTATGTCGGCCTGTTCGGCAAAGAGACGGCCGACCTGCTCATTGACCAGGAATATTACTGCTCATTCGCGGGTGCGCTGATCGGCTCGTATTGGGGCGCTGAGATAGCGCGTGCGGAGCGCATGGGACGCATCGGCACCCCGTTCGACATCGATCCTCGGTATCCGGTGCACACCGCATGGGATCTCGGCAAGGCGGTCAACAACCCGATCTGGTGCTTCCAGGTCATCGACGGCGTGCCGCTGATCGTCGACTTCTACGTTCCCGACAGCGAAGACCTTGAAGATTGGTGCAAGTGGCTGGACGAGCAGGGCTACCACGGCGATGACTTCGTGCCGCATGACATCCTGCATCCCCAGTGGGGAACGAAGCGCACGCGGCTCGACACGCTCAGGGCACACGGTCGCAAGCCGAAGATGGTCGGCATGGTCAGCCTGGCCGAGGGCAACAACGCCGGCCTGCAGACGATCAAGGTGGCGCGCTTCAGGAACACCGACAGCGTCAACGACGGCGTCGAGGGGCTGAAGGCCTACCGGCGCGAGTACGACGACGAGAAGAAGACGTTCCGCGACATCCCGGTCAAGAATTGGGCCGAGCACTATGCGTCCGCGTTCCGCTATCTCGGGCTCGCGTGGCGTCAGGCCATCCTCGCGGCCGAGAAGCCAGCAGGGGACAAGGGGCCTATGTCGGCCAGGCGGACGGCTCGATACGCAGCCAGCAGACCGTCAAGGAAGCGGTGGACGCGATGGTGAGGCGGCGGCGGGCAGGTCGTTAGGCCGGATCGAACCGCCAACCGACCTCAGTGTTCCCCTTGTGCTGGGCGATCGTGAGCTCCAACGGGCCGTGCTTCCCAGAGCAATTCTCGCAGCTGAACTGAATGGCCATGCCGTGCCGCCTGCCGCTTGGATTTCCAGAAGTTCTGGCGTCCACTACCTCGGTGGAGACCTGAGGGCCGGAAACTGTGATTTTCACTTCGGCTTCAGCATCCTCTCGGCGGTCGTAGAAGACAGCGCCGAGGTGGTGCAGATAATCGCTGCCGCACCTGGGGCAGACCAGATCCTGCGTGAACTCAGCGGTAGGCTTCATCTGAATATGGCCAGTACGGATCATGGGGCGAATCTCTCTTTGTGGGGGCGGCCAGCAAAGCATTGCTCGGGCGTGGGTTTCAAGCGGCTTAGAATTTCGCGGCGCTCCCCCCGATCATCTGCCCAATCGCTAGATTGGAGCAGCCATGCCGCGCGCTGGTGGTGTCTATTCAGCCCCTCCGGGCACCAAGGGAACGCCGAACACAACGATCGAGAGCGCGAAGTACAATGCGCTCGTTGACGATCTGGTGGCGGACGCGAACGCCGCTCGGCCCGTCACGGCTGGTGGCTCGGGATCAAGCACGGCGGTAGGCGCGGCCGACAACTTCAACGCGGCCGGCGCGGACATGGCATCGGCAGCGACTGTCAACCTGGCAAACACTACAGGTACGCTGGTCAACATCACGGGCACGGTCACCATCACCGCGCTTGGCACGCTCGCTGCCGGCGCCGAACGGGATCTGGTGTTTGCCGCGTCGCTCACCCTCACACACAATGCCACCAGCCTGATCCTGCCAGGCGGCGGCAACATCACCACGGCGGCAGGCGACGTCGCACGCATGCGCTCACTTGGCGGCGGCAACTGGCGCTGCATGAGCTACCAGCGCGCGGCGATTGCCCCGCTGTCGAATAGCTTCAACTCGCCCACGATTGTTACGCCGACCCTGACGCTGAAGCAGAGCGCAGCGCCGACCCCGACTGCCGAGGGTGACGTTCAGTGGGATACGGATGACGATGTGCTTGTCATAGGCGATGGTGCCGCGCAGAAGATCTTTGCAGCGCTACCCTCCGGCACGGTGGCTGGCGATGTCCTCTACCTCACGAGCGCCAAAGCTCTGGCCAGGCTCGCAAAGGGGACAGCTTTGCAGCTGCTTCGGATGAACGCCGGGGCAACCGCGCCCGAGTGGTCACCGGCTTTGGACTATGCTGGTGGCGCCGCCGCACTCTCTACCGGCGCGGTCGGAACCTATGCATTTCTCAAAACCAACACCACTCTGAACCCTGGCGACACGATAGCTGGATCCAGCTGCCTCTACTCAAATTCGGGTGGCGTCACGGTGGCCGGAGCACCCGCTGGAACATGGCGATGCATGGGCTATTCGGTCAATCCACATGTCACCCTGTTCCTGAGGATCAGCTAAAGCGTCGCGCGAACTCTTCAGCCGGAAGGTCGAAGGCAGCACGTTCCTTCTTGATCCGGTCGATCGACCAATTCCACCATTCGATTTCGAGCAGTGCAGCAACCGTCTCGTCAGGGAACCGGCGCTTGATCAGCTTCGCCGGATTGCCGCCGACAAGGGCATAGGGTTCAACGTCCTTGGTGACGATGCTGCCAGCGGCGATGACCGCGCCATGTCCGATTTTCACGCCCGACAGGATGATGGCGCGAGAGCCTATCCAGACGTCATTGCCGACGACAATAGGGCCTTTAGAGGTCAGGTACTCGAGGTTCGTCTTGGTCTTGAAGGTGCGAGACTGGAACGGAAACGTCGACACGGTGTCTGTCCGGTGATCCCCCTGGCAAAGGAACAGCACTCCCGGCGCGATCGAGCAGAACGACCCAATTATGACAGGCGACTTCGCCGTAGCATTGTAGAAATTCCCGTCGCTGATCCCGTGGCAATCACGACCGACCGTCACATGAGCGGGCACCTTCAGCTTCGATCTGAGAATACTTTTCTCGCGCAGCCAGGCGGTAAGTTTCGACATGTTTGAAGCCCCGTGATTCCGTGCCAGCACTAGGTAAAACTCTGCCGTTATTCAAGCGGCTTAGAGTTTCGCCATGTGCGCGCACAGGATGGCGCCGTTGCGAACGGAGCCGCCGATGGACAGAAACTTTGCGCGTTCTCTTGCCCTTGTCCTGAAATCCGAAGGCGGCTGGTCGGACAATCCGGCCGATCCTGGCGGCGCTACTATGAAGGGCGTGACGCTGGCCAATTTCCGCCGTTACGTGAAGGCCAGCGCCACCAAGGCCGATCTGCGCAAGATTTCGGATGAGCAGGTCGCTACGGTGTACAGGCGTTTCTACTGGGATGCCGTGGCTGGCGCCGAGCTTCCCGCCGGCGTCGACTATGCCGTGTTCGACTTCGCGGTGAACAGCGGGCCGGGCAGGGCGGCGAAATACCTTCAGGCAATCGCTGGTGTCCCCCAGGATGGCCGGATCGGCCCGGCGACGCTCGGCGCCGCCAGGGCCCGGCCCGCCGGCGTTGTCATCGACACGCTCTGCGACGCACGACTGGCGTTCCTGAAGCGGCTGCCGACCTGGCCGACCTTCGGGAAGGGCTGGCAGAGCCGCGTGGTGGCGGTGCGCATCCAAGCCATGATGATGGCCGAACCTGTTTTCGTTCAGCCCGCGCCGACTTCCACGGTCTCCGGCGCGACGCCCCTGAGCGTGCCGCAAGCTCCTACGCCTGCCGTTGCCGCCAAGGAACGCAATCCATTCTGGGTCGCGCTGTTCGCAATCCTCTTCAGAAGGAAATCACCATGACCGCCGTCATTGTCCGCATTGCGCTGCGCTATGGGGCCGGCGTGCTTGTCGCGCGCGGATTGCTCGGCTCTGACGACGCTTCGGCCTTCTCGGCCGATCCCGACGTCCAGATGGCTCTGGAAACCGGCCTCGGGCTGGCGATCGGCGGCGCAACAGAAGCTTGGCACTGGATGGCCCGCAGATTCGGCTGGGAGCACTGACCATGGTCGAGGTCTTCACCGCGCTCCTCGAATCGTTCCTGCACAATCCAGTCGTCATCGCGATCGGCGCGGGCATCGTCATGGCGGTTGGAGCATGGATCAGGGGCCGGCTGTCCGGCGCCAAGGCCGAGCGCAACAAGCAGGCTGTAGAGCGGCTGGCAGCCCGAGACGAGGCAGACAAGATCGAGCAGGCCGTAGCCGGCATGTCTGACGCCGAGGTTCTGAAGGAGCAGGCCAAATGGTCGCGCCCAAAATCCTAGCCCTGGCCGCCTTCGTCGCCCTTGCCGCCTGCCAGCACGCGGGCGGTAGTTTTTGCGACGTCGAGAAGCCGAACCGCAATCCCGTCGAAGACATGACGCCGACCGAATCGCGGTCGGCACTCGCGCACAATCTCAAGGGCGCCAAGCTCTGTGGCTGGAGGCCATGATGCACGACTTCTTCGACTTCCTCGGCATCAAAGGCCCTGTAGTGGCTGCCGGCCTCGCTGGCGGCATCCTGCGAGCCCTGTCGCGCCATCGCTACAAGATCCGCGAGATGATCGCCTCGCCGATTTGTGGGGCGCTGGCGGCGGCCTACCTGACACTGCCGACCGTGGCCTACTCGCAGGCGATCGGCTTGCCTATCCCCGATGCCAAGGATGAAACCACCATCCTGGCAGCCGCTTTCCTGATCGGCGTCAGCGCAATGTGGATCTCGGATATCTTGTTCGAATTCATCGTCCGGAAATTCAAGCCAGCTTCAGGGGAATGATCTGCCCAAGACTGGCTCGCGTGACTATGTGACGGCCTATGTCTATATTATTGCCATGAGCGCCCCCTTTGCCGACACCACTGACTACTTCGGTGAGTTTCTACAACATGCGATGTGGAGACCTCGCGCAGCCGTGCGTGAACCGATGTCCGCGTTTGAAGACGGAATCCGTTTCAGGAGCGAGTCGCTTGCGCAGATCGCGGAACTCGACGCCGACCTAAATGCATGGATAGCGGAGGGTGCCAGGGTCAAGGCGCATCTGTGGGAGTCCTTCCGGCCCGGCGAGGAATCCGGTGTGGGTGCTGAATTCCTCACGGGCATGATCGACGCCTACGAAGCTAGCCGGCTGAAGGAGGCAATGGACTTGGCCCGCCTGAAGAAGGCCTTCAAGCGAGATCAGAAAGCAGCGACGCGCATCTCGTCCAATGCAGGCAGGATACTGAAGGAAGTCGACGACCGGCTCTTGGCCTATTTCGAGCGGGCTCTTGCAGCTAGGCTCGACTACGCGCTTTTCATGCGGGCTCATCGAGCGGAACTTGACCCGGACGCCCATGGCGGCCCGACTTTCGACAACCCGGAGGCTCTGGAAAAATATCTGCTCGGTGTGGTGGCTGAATAGCAGTGCGCATCACGGTTGAGCGGACATTTGAGCGAGCGGTCAAGCGTCTGCCTCCTGATCGGCAGCGCGGCGTGATAAGAGCTTTAGCGAAGTTCCAACAAGAGCCGGCCCTGCCCAGTCTCGACTTCCGGCCCCTTGCAGGGGCGCAAGGCTACTACATCATCGACCCTCACAAAGGGGACAGGATCATCCTGCGTAAGGACGCGGATGACTTGTTTGCAGCGGTCGATGTAGGGCCGCATGACAACATCTATCGGCGATGGAACCGGTAGCGGCTATTAGGACAGCCTTCGTTTTCAAGCGGCTTAGAGTTTCGCATTCGCCGCCGCCATCCTGCCCGCCATGGCCAAGGCGGACAAGCGCACCCCGGATCAGCAGAAGCAGGGCGAGACTCTTCGCAAAGAGGGGTCGAAGTGGCTTGCGCGCGTCGAGGCCGCCGGCAAGCTCGAAAAGCAATGGTTGGACGACGCCGAAAAGGCGGTAAAGGCCTACACCGGCGAAACCAAGTCGGACGACCTGAGCACATCCGCCACGCTCGGCAACACCTACGACTTCAACATTCTGTTCGCCAACGTCGAGACAATCGTTCCGGCGATCATCAACAGTCCGCCCGCGCCAGACATCCGCCGACGCTTCGCCGACGAGGATCCGGCCGCGAAGGACGTCGCCGAGCTGATCGAGCGCGCCATTCGAAAGCAGGTCGACGACTCCAAGCTCCAGGTCGAACTGGAGGGCGAGGCGCAAGACGGTTTCCTGGCTGGTCGAGGCATCATCCGGCTTCGCTTCAAGAGCGATATCGTAAAGGACGAGACATCCAATGCGGAACTTGAGCGAGCGAGCGAAGCCGCTGACGGTGGAGCAAGTCCTAGCGCTGCAACGGGTGGCGACGACGCTGAAGGTGGGGACGACTATTCAGCGCCATCTGACGCATCTGTTGCGGTCGGCTCGAGCGAGCGGCTTGCAAACGAGTGCATCGAGTTCGAGGCGGTAAGCTGGCGTGACTACCGGCACGGCCCGGCGAAGCGCTGGAAGGATCGGCCGTGGGATGCATTCCGCTTCGTCGTGCAGCGCGAAGATGAGGCCGCGGTCTTCGATGCCGGGCTGATCAGCATCCAGACTGACGACCAGGAGAAGAAGGCGCGCGGCGAAGGCGACAGCGACCTGTGCGGCTGGGAAATCTGGGACAAGGGCACTCGCAAGGTCATCTTCATCGACGACAATGGCGTTGTGCTGAAGAAGGTCGACGACCCGCTTGGTCTTAGCGACTTCTTCCCCATTCCGGCGCCCGTGCAGCCGATCGAACTGACCGGGCGGCTGATGCCGGTCAATCCGTTTTCGATCTATAGCAGACTCGCCGACGAGCTGGACCTGACCACCAAGCGCATCGGCGTCATCACCCGACACATGAAGGTCAAAGGCTGGTATTCCGGCGACGCTGGCGACATCGCCAACATGCTGGCGGCCGATGACACCGAATTCGTGCCGATCGGCAATGCGGACGTCTGGGCGGCCAATGGCGGCCTGTCCGGCGCGGTCGCGTTCTGGCCGGTCGAGAAGTTCATACTGGTGCTGCGGGAGCTCTACAGCGCCCGCGAACAGACCAAGCAGGCCATCTACGAAATCACCGGCATTTCCGACATCGTGCGCGGCGCTTCGCAAGCGAGCGAGACCGCCACGGCGCAGAACATCAAGACGCAATGGGGCTCGCTGCGCATCCAGAAGATGCAGCGCATGATGGAGCGCTGCGCGCGCGACATCTTTGTGATGATGGCCGAAATCATCCCGGCGAAGTTCTCCCATGAGACGCTGCAGCAGATGACCGGCGTGCAGATCATCCCGACGCAGCAGGATCTGACCCCCGTGCAGCCGCCGCCGGCACCACCGCCCGGTGCTCAGGTGCCGCCCGAGCAGCAGCAGCAGCTCCAACAGGCCATGCAGGCGGCCCAGCAGGCCGAACAGCAGCGGCAGGCGAAGCTCGCCAAGCTGCAGTCGATCCAGCAGCTTCTAACGCAGCGCCTGGCCTTGATGTACCGCATCGACGTCGAGAGCGATTCGACGGTCAAGGCAGACCTGACCCGGCAGAAGGCAGAGACGGCCGAGTTCATGCAGGCGGCCGGCGCCTATTGGGCTGCCGTCGGTCCGCTCATCCAGCAAGGTGAGATGTCGAAGGAAGTGGCGGTCGAAATCTTCGCCGCGAACTCGCGTCTCTTCAACCTCGGCAAGTCGGTCGAGGACGTTCTGGAAAAGATGGTGACCGATGCCAAGGCGCAAGCCGGCCAGCCTCCGCAGCCTAGCGCCGAACAACAAAAAGCTCAGGCGGACGCGAAGGCGCGAGAGGCGGAGCAGGCGCAAAAAGTCGCTGATGCAAAGATCAAGTCGGACGCCGCCACGCAAGACATGCAGTTCAAGCGCGAACAGCATGACATGACGATGACCGAGAAGCGCTTTGACCTTCAGTCGAAGCGCCAGGCCGCGCGGATCGACCAGAACCAGGTCCTGCTCGCCAACGGCGTCGTCCCGCCGCCAGACCCCGAGCAGATCGACGGCCAGGCGGTGCTGAAAGAGATGGCCGCGCAGCGCGACATGTTCGGGCAGGCGCTTGCCGCGCTCATTCAAGTGCTGTCGCAGCCGAAGCAGATCGTCAGGGACGCGCAAGGCCGCGCCGTGACGGCTGTCCCGATCCAGACCCCGACACAGCAGCCGATGCAATGACCCTTTCGCTTAAGCATAAATTCACGTCGGCCATCCCCGACGCTGGTGATCCGACGATTGTCCAGCCGTCGAACTGGAACGACGAGCACAATCTGATGCAGGCCACGGCGACCATCCTGGGCCGTGTGACGGCCGGAACCGGCGTGACGGAGGAATTGACCCCGACGCAGACGCGGACGCTGCTGAACGTCGCGGACGGCGCCACGGCGAACCAGACGGATGCTTTCCTCCTGGCTCGGGCCAATCATACCGGGACGCAGCTTGCCGCAACGATTTCGGATTTCTCGACGGCGGCCGATGCCAGGGTCAGCGCGGCAATTGGCGTGACCGTACAGGCCTATGACGCGGACCTGGCTTCATGGGCTGGTGTGACGCGGGCTTCCGGCTTTGACGCGTTCGCGGCTGCTCCATCGAGCGCCAATCTCCGGGCGCTGCTGACGGACGAGACAGGAACGGGCGCGGCTTATTTCCAGGGTGGGAACCTTGGAACGCCATCCGCTGGCGTTCTGACCAACGCCACAGGCCTGCCGCTCTCGACGGGCGTTACCGGGACGCTGGCGGTTGACAATGGCGGCACGCCGATCCCGATATATGCAACGACTGTCACGCTGGCTGCTGCAACGGTGCCGAACACCATAACAGCCGTCCAAGTCGCGGATTTCTCATCTCTCGGGATAGTGGCGGCCACAGGCGCAAGCGCGTCACGTCGCAACCGACTTGGGGGGGCATTCGCTCGACAGACCGCTTCCTGCCGAACGGCACGGTAGATGCCGCCAACGGCGGTTGGTGGGACGTTGACGAGGCCTATCCAAATGAACTGATGTTCGGTGGTGTGTCTAGCGCCAGCAATGCCGTTCAGACCGCCGCCATTCAGTCTATGCTGGACTATTGCGCCTCAGGGTTCGGCGGCAAGAAGGCGACAAATCTTCGCCTGCACACCATCACCACGACGATCAATGTCCCGGCCGGTGTGACGCTCGAATGGGGCGCCGGCTTCACGGCAAATCCTACGTTTGCCTGGTGGACCAAGGCTTTCAATGGAGCGATGATCACGGTTGGTGAGGGGTCCCGGATCATCCGCCCGCAGTTGACCGGCGATGGCGCGAACTTCACCGGCCCTGGCATTTCGATTGCGACGGGGAACAATCAGTACATCCATGATCCCTACATCGTGGACATGGCATCGGCGCCGATCGACTTCCCGACAGGTGGCGTCGGCGTGTCGTTCACCTGTTATGGTGGATACCTGAGCAACCACACCAACGGCGGCGATGGCGTCTCCTTCCCTGCAACCGAACTGACGACGACGGGCTATCGGTTCTTTACCAACACCAAGCTCGTCAACTCCATCTACAACCTCAAAAACGGCAACATGACGCAGATTGTTGGCGGCTACAGCGCCGGCATGGATTTTTCTGCGAACACGACTGGCCGCGTCCTTGTCTCTCTGCACCGCTGCGCGACAACCACGCTAACGATCTATGGGCGTGAACATCATATCGCAAACTGTTCGATCGGCGGCGACGTGGTGTTCGACGCATCATGTCAGTACGTTGATTTCGTCGGCAACCTGTGCGGCAACGTCACGCTAAGCGCCGCTGCGCACGACAACAGTGTCATTGTCACCACTCCCGGCGCAACGATCACCGACAATTCCGGCGTCACCTCGAACGTCATCATCCATAGCGCGATGGCCAAGCTCGGCCCGCTCACGGTTGCGGGCGCCGCGCTTCCGGCGACCGATGACGGCGGCGCGCTCGGCTCGACAACGAAGGAATGGTCAGACCTGTTCCTGGCATCTGGCGGCGTCATCAATTGGGCCAACGGCGACGTTACGGTCACACACTCGTCGAACCTTCTGGCCTTCGCAGGCGCTGCCAGCGGCTATCAGTTCGACGCTCTGCTCATTCCGTCCGCCAACGATGGCGCGCCGCTCGGCAGTACGACACGCCAATGGTCCGATCTATTCCTCGCAACCGGGGCGGTCATCAACTACAACAACGGGGCTACCACGCTCACCTATAGCGCAAACGTGTTGACGCTAGCGGGCTCGCCCGGCGCTTCCTTTGCGGTTTCCAATGGCTTTCTCGGCGCGGCCGGATTTGTGTTTTCGTCATCGGCAACAGCCGGCATGGGCTATTCGACGGGCGCAGGCGGCACAGTCACGCAAGCGACCAGCAAGGCAACCGGCGTGACGCTCAACAAGGCAACCGGCAAGATCACCACGGCGGCTGATGCCCTCGCAGCGAACACTGCGGTCAGCTTCACGCTCACGGACAGCGCCATCGCGGCCACGGACCTGCTCGAACTCAACCACCAGGGTGGCGGTACGTTCGGTGCCTACCTGCTACAGGCAAGGTGTGCGGCAGGTTCGGCAACAATCAGCATACGCAACCTAACTGCAGGTTCTTTGTCGGAAGCTCTCGATATTCGCTTCGCGGTCAAGAAGTCTGTGGACGCTTAAAGGCGCAGCAGAAATGGCGTTCACGGCTTTTCAAACCAATGCCTTCCAGAACAACGCCTTCCAGACCATCGAGCAGATCCCGTCTTATCGTGGCGACATTCTGCCTGGCGGCTACTACCGAAAACCAACCAAGTACGTTCGCGACGGCAAAGTCGTCGACCTCGAACCGTCGCCCGCGCCGATCGTCGAGCCGGTCGAGTGGCCAGCGCTCTCGCCCGAGATTCTCGCGGCCCTGCACGCCGGCTTCCAGGCGCCGCCGATCGCTGTGCCGGACGCGGCGGCATTGGAGCGCCGTCTGGGTCGCATGGTCATCGACAGGGAGATGGCCGCAATGATCGACGATGACGACGCGGTGTTGCTGCTGCTCTGAATTGCAAGCGGCTTAGAATTTCGCACCGACCGCTTGCATCCTGTACCTGCCCGAAAAGCAGGACAGGAAATTGGCCAGGTACGTTTTCCGCGATGGCATCTTCGTCGACCGGCAGACCGGCGTTCCGATGGAAAAGCCGTTCGCTGGCCAAATCGTCATGCCGAACGTCATTTCCGACATCCCGGATTACGCCTCGCCGATCGACGGACGAATGATCACGTCGCGCTCTGAGCGCCGCGATGATCTGAAGCGCAACAACTGCGTCGAATACGAGCCGTCCTTGTCGCCGACGAAGGGCAAATTTCGCAACCCCGATTTCTGCAAGAAGCGGGGATTGGAGGTGTCCGATGAATTTCGCTGAGCGCCTCCGCGCGAAGATTTCGTACGATCCCGCCACGTGCGTTTTCACATGGCGGGAGACCTGCGGCGGCAAGGTGGCGGGTTCGATTGCGGGTTCTGTCGATCCGGCAGACGGTTACATCCGTATCGGTTTCGAGGACAGCCTCTATCTCGGTCAACGCCTCGCCTGGGTGTACATGACCGGCGAGTGGCCTTCGTCCATTACGGACCATCGCAACGGGAATCGCGCCGACAACAGTTGGGAAAACCTTCGTGAGGCGACTTGGCTGGAGAACAGCCACAATCGCAAGAGGCCGAGCACGAACCGTTCGGGTCATCTTGGCGTCTGCTGGCATGCTCGCAGCGGCGCATGGCGCGCTCAGATCCAAGCGAAGGGCTGCAAAATCCATCTCGGGACGTTCCCGACCGCCGAAGAAGCGTCGGCCGCGTATCTCGCGGCGAAGCGCGAACTCCATCCCTTCCAGCCAGCACCGCGTCAGGACATTGCTGCATGAGCGCTCTTCTCGAAACCGTTTCCAACAACGCCCCACCGGCCGGCGCCGTCGCCGAGGCCGTGAACAACAATGCCGCGACGGCCCTGGCCGACGACGCGGCACTGGAAGCTATCTGGAACAAGCACGAGCGCGACAACGGCGCTGAGCGGGACGAAGGTAAGTTCTCAAGCCCGAATCCCGAGAAGAAGGCGGATGCGAAAGCCGACGCCGGCAAGGTATCGCCCGAGGGCGGTGGCGGAGAGGAACAGGCCGGCGGTGGTCTGACGCCTGACGCAGGGTCGGTTCCTCTCCCGGCCAACTGGCAGGGCATCAAGGGCGGCGTTGCCGAGAACGTCAAGCAGGCTTGGGAGAAAGCGCCGGCCGAGCTGCGCAAGTTCGTCGCCGAGCGCGAACAGGAGCTTCAGGGCCGTCTGTCCGATCACGGCCGACAGGTCTCGGTTTACAAGCCCATTCAGGAAATTCTCGACCGCAACGGCGGCTACTTCGACCCGAACACGGGCAAGAAGATGGCTGACGGCAAGGTCGTCACGCCAGCCCAGGCGATCGAATATCTTTTCAACGTCCAGCAGAGCATGGACAAGGCCCCCGTCGAAACGATCATGAGCATCATCGACGGCTATGGCATCCGCGACAAGATTGCGGGTGTCTTCGGCCAGACCGTCCAGCAGGGCGAAAGCGAATTGCGGCAGGAAATCGCCGGGCTGAAGCAGATGCTCGCATCTGTCCACAACTCCGCGAACATCGACGACCGCATAAACCAGAGGCTCCAGGAGCGCGACGCCACCACCGCCGCCAATGAAGAGTTGGGCCGCTTGTCAGCCGACAAGCCGCTTTACTCCGAAATCCCTGAGAAGCGGATGGTCACCTTCATCAACGATGCATGGGACCGGCTTGGAGCCACCGCCTCGAAAGAGGCCGTGTTCAACCTGGCCTATGACATGGCAGTCAACGCCGATCCCGATCTGCGGGCCAAGGCAGCCGCCGCGAAACCGGCCGCTCCCAAGGACACCGGAAAGGTCGACGCGGCCAAGCGCGCCAACTCCGTCAACATCCCCTCAACAGCGTCGGGCAAGGCTCGGGTTCTCACCGAAGATGAAGAACTGGCCGCTGTCTACGACCGGAACCACAAAGGACAATAGCGATGGCTGGACCGTCGACTACCTTCACGGAAATGGTGTCCACCACCCTTCGCAACAGCGCGACGGAAGTGGCGGACAACGTTTCGAAGAACAACGCCTTCCTCAACCGGCTGAAGAAGAAGAACAAGATCCGCAACCTTGACGGCGGCACCGAAATCCAGGTGCAGCTCGAATACGCGGAAAACAGCACCTATCAGCGTTACGCCGGCCTCGACACGCTGAACACCAACGGCTCGGACGTTGTCACCTCCGCCAAGTACGATTGGGCGCAGGTCGCGCTGCATGTCGTGTCGAGCGGCAAGGAGCTTCGGCAGAACTCCGGCAAGTTCGCGATGATCAACCTGGTGAAGACCAAGAAGAACAACGCGCTCAAGACGGCTGCCAACAACTTCTCCGTCGACCTCTACTCCGACGGTTCGCTATCGAACCAGATCGGCGGCCTGGCCAACATCCTGCAGACCAACGGCCAGGGCATCGTCGGCGGCATCGACGCCGCGACGTGGACGTTCTGGCGCAACAAGTTCCGCGAGGCCACCGGCACCAACCTTGCCGCGACCCCGAACGCGGCCAACGCTGCGACCTTCAAGGCCGACATGAACGCGATGTGGCTCACCCTGAACCGCGGCGCCGACAAGCCCGACCTGATCACGTTCAGCCATGACTTCTACTCGCTGTACGAGACCGGCGAGCAGCAGCTTCAGCGGTATATGGACGCCGACATGGCTCAGTCCGGGTTCATCGGCCTGAAGTACAAGACCGCCGACGTGATTTTCGACGACAACACGAATTTCACGACCACGGCCGAGAAGGGCTACTTCCTCAACTCCGACTACCTCTACGTCGACCAGCACAAGGAGGCGCAGTGGACACAGGACGACGAGAAGAAGCCCGTCAACCAGGATGCGGTTGTCATCCCGTTCTACTGGATGGGCAATCTCGTCTGCTCGAACCGCTCGCTTCAGGGCGTGATCTTCGACGCGGCATAAGGAGCAAGAACCATGACCTCTTTTGTTGGTATCGACGTCACCCAGACGTACAGCGCCGCGCAGCTCACCGGGGCGAATTCCGGCAAGGCTCCCAAGGTCGGCGACCTTTACGAATCGTACGACAGCAAGACGTACCGCTTCGTGAAGTACAACCAGGGCGCTGGCGCGATTGCCGCCGTCGCCGGCAACGCCGTTGGCTTCTACGCGCCGGGCGGCACCTCGACCGGCGTCACGAACGAAGTGACGTCCGACGTGTCTGACACCGCCGCGAACGGCGCTGGCGTTCTGGCCGGCGCTCCGGGCAACGGCGAATACGGCTGGATCCAGGTCAAGGGTGTCGCCACGCTGACCACGGCACTGGTGTCCGGTGCTTCAGGCCAGGCGCTCGTCCTTTCGGCCACCACCGACGGTACGCTGAAGGTCGCCGCCGCTGTCACTGATACGGTCTGCGCCTACGCGATCCTCGCCGCGTCGAAGATCATCATGTGCGCCTTCCCGCACTGATCAGTCGAGCGGGCTGTGCAAGCGCGGCCCGCTCTTTCCTCTCAACAGCGAAGGAGTGCCAGAGATGGCCGACAAGTCCGACAAGAACGAAATCGCCGAGCCCGTCGTGGTCGATACTCAGGCCGGCATCTTCCCGAAATTCCGCCAGCTTTGGAACGGCGGCGAGCGCCGCAACGCGGTCAACCTCGCCAATGCCGAAAAGGTGTCTGAGGCCGAGTGGGCGGCGCTGCTCGCCGAGTTCCCCAGCATCGTCGAAGTGATCAACCAGTAGGGCGCCGCTGGCGCCCACAACTTTTCAGGAGCTGAACAAAATGAGCGAAGCGCAGCCCCTTATCCGGGTGATCGGGTTCAAGCAGAGCTACGAGAAGCTGCCGGTCAAGGGCGATCCGGTGAAGGAGAAGTGCGACCACAAAGGCTACAAGCTCGACGCCAGCGGCCGGCGCATCCTTGAGCTTCAGCCCGAGGACTGGGTGACGTATTCGCCCTCGCATTCGCCGCTGAACACGCGCACGACCGAGCGCATCCGGCATCTGATCCCCGACCCCTCGCTGATGGGCGAGGACCAGGACGGCGAGAAGCTGCGTTTCATGACGGCCCGCTGGAACCAGATCGAGCCGGCCTATGTCGCATTCAAAAGCGGGCAGGAAATCCCGCTCAACGGGACCGCGCTCGCCGCCTGGTCTGGCGTCACGCCCGAACAGGCCGAAGTGCTGCGCACCGCCGGCATTCGCACGGTCGAGGAAGTCCGCGACCTCACCGACGGGCAGCTTGACCGCGTGCGTCTTCCGAACATGCGTGATCTGCGCAAGCAGGCGGCGCTCTTCCTCGAGAACAGCGACGCAGCCAAGGCCGCCGAGCGCGAGGCCGCGAAGGATGCCCAGATCGCCGAGCTGGTCGAGCGTCAGGCCGCGATGGAAGCCATGATCGAGGAGCTGACCAAGCCGAAGAGCAAGGGCAAGGAAGCTGCCTGATGTCCATCCTCGACGTGGTCAAAGGCGCCGCGACAGTGCTCGGCATGGAAGTGCCGACGCTGGTCTATGGCGCGACCGGTCGAGAGATGGTCGAGATGCAGGAACTGGCCAATGTCATGGCGTCCGAAATCGCGGATGCCCACGACTGGCAAAAGCTGCTGATCCTGAAGACGCTCACCGGCGACGGCGTGACAGATGCGTTCGACTTGCCGACCGATTTCCGGCGGATGCAGAAAACATCGTCGCTCTGGTCGTCGCGCTGGCAGTGGTCCACCGAACACCTCACCAGCCCGGATCAGTGGCTTGAACTTCAGGTGACGCCTATCGCCACGGTGAACGGCTACTGGATCATCTTCGCCGATCAGTTCCACCAGTGGCCGGTGATGGCGAGCACCGAAACCGTCAAATTCTTCTACGTGTCGAACGATCTGGTCATGGCAAGCGACACCTCGAAGAAGACGATGTTTACCGAAGATGCGGACAGCTTCCGGCTTTCCGAGGAACTGCTGAAAAAGGCGATCATCTATCGCTGGAAGCAGAACAAGGGGCAGGCCTACGAGCAGGATCTGGACGACTACCAGGACCTGCTGTTGCGCCGGATCGATACGGACGGCGGTTCCAAGCCGGTCGTGTCCGGTCAGCCGCCTGTCAGTTGGCGCGGCCGGCGCGTCGCGTGGCCTGGCACGGTCACAGGTGCAGCGTGAGGTACGAGCGATTTCCCGGTCGCCGGAAAGCCGTTCCGGCCCCGGCGCGCGCCATGGCGCAGCCCTTCACGTTCGGCGCGCCGGTCGCCGGATGGGTGACCAACCAGAGCCTGGTCAAGTCCAAGCCGTTCTCGGCTCAGACGCTTGAAAACTGGCTTCCGACCTCGACCGGCATCGTGATGCGCGGCGGCTCGGTCAAGCGCGCCACGATCGGCAGCGACCCGGTCGAAAGCTTCATCACCTACAACGCCGGCGGCACCAAGAAGATTTGGGCCTGCGACGAGACCACGGTTCGCGACGTCACCGCGCCCGCAGACGCTGTCACGCCGCCGGCCGCCTCGGTCACCGGCCAGACCTCGGGCTACTACTCCTATGTCAATTTCACGACCTCAGGTGGCTCGTTCGTCGTGGCGGTCAACGGCACCGACTTCCTGCAGATCTACTCCACGACGTTCGACTGGACGGCGGTCAACGGCCTTGCCACCTATCGCCTGAACTTCGACGCGCAGACGGTGAATTTCACCAGCGGCGGCACCGTGACAGGCGGCACCAGCGGCGCGGTCGGGACCATCGTCAAGAACGTCGATAACGGCGCGACCGGCTCGCTGATGATCCAGTCGATTACCGGCACCTTCGTCGACAACGAAATCATCACGGGTGGGGCTGGCGGCTCAGCCACGGCGAACATCCCTGGCGGCGTGGTACAGGTTTCGGCCGCCATTACCGGTGTTGCGACCAGCGCGCTGTCTCATGTGTGGCTCTATCGAAACCGCCTGTTCTTCATCCAGGGCGGCACGATGAAAGCCAGCTATTTGCCGGTCGATTCCGTCACCGGCGCGCTGGGCACGCTGAACCTGTCCGGAGTTTTCCAGCGCGGCGGCTCGCTGCTGTTCGGCGGAACGTGGTCGCTCGATGCTGGTGACGGGATCGACGACAAATGCGTGTTCGTCACGACCGAGGGCGAGGCGGCGATTTTCGAAGGCAGCAATCCGGCCGGTGCGACCGCTGCCGAGTGGAACCTTGTTGGCCGCTATGACCTCACTACGCCGATGGGCAAGCGTGCCACGATGCGCGCCGGTGGCGATCTGATCGTGGCGACGAAGGAAGGCATGGTTCCTATCTCGGCCGCGATCAACAAGGATGCCGCCGCGCTGTCCCTTGCCGCCGTCTCACGCAACATCGAGCCGGATTGGAAGCATGAAGCGGCCCGGCGCCTGTCGCTACCTTGGGAGGTAATCAAGTGGCCGGACATGAACTATGCCATCGTCTCGCTGCCGATCACGGCCGAGGGCAGGAGGCCTGGTCGTTCGTCGTCAATCTTGAAACCGGCGCCTGGTGCAAGTTCGTCGGATGGGCGACCCGCTGCATCGAATTGCACGACAGCCGCCTGTTCTTCGGCACCAATGACGGCAAGGTCTTCGAAGGCGAGATCAACGGCAATGATGACAGCGGGCCAATCTATTACACCTACGTCGGCAATCCCGATCACATGAAGACGCTTGGCCGGCTGAAGACCGTGCACCAGGCCCGCCCGACGTTCCTCGCCTCGACGCCATTTAACCCGAAAATCTCGTTTTCGGTCAACTACACGGTGACCCTGCCGACGGCGCCGGACGCGGCCGATGGTGGCACGGCTGACCTGTGGGACTCCGGCCTGTGGGACGTTGCCCTGTGGGACCAGGCCGCGCCGGTGGCGACTGTCAGCGGTGGCCAATGGATCTCGATCGGCAAGACCGGATACGTGATGCAGCCGCAGGTGCAGGTTACCGGCTTTCTCAACCGCCGACCTGACGTCGAGTTCGTGCAACTCGACGTGACCTTTGAAAATGGCGGGTGGTCGTATGAGCTACGACATCGCCATCGAGAACTTCAACCAGGCTTGGCCGGAACTCGAGCCGCTTTGCCACCGGCACTACGGCGAGATGCAGGCGCGCATGGCGGCCGAGGGCATGACGATCGGCGACTTCAAGCCGCGGCTGAACGTCTACGGCTCCGCCAGCCATCTGCTCTGCTTCGTGGTCAGGAAGGAAGATGAGGCTGTCGGCTACGCCTTCATCTGGATCACGCAGGACATGCACAACAGTGAACCAATCGCCATGGAGGACACGATCTATATGCGGCCGGATCACCGGAACGGCATCGGACGCCGTTTCACCAAGCACATCCTGGCCGAACTCAAAGCGCGCGGCTGCGTCAGGGCGCACGTGACCATCGCCACCGATCTGCGTGTTGCCAAGATGTGCGAGCGCGTGGGCTTCAAGCGGTCGGCAATCGCAATGACGTATTTCCTTCAGGAGGCCTGACAAGATGTGCGCGCCCGACCCGCCGGCCCCGCCGGATCCCAAAGAGACCTCTGCGGCGTCGACCTCGACGAACGTCGGCACTGCTGTCGCCAACGCGAACCTTGGCAACGTCAACCAAGTAACGCCTGACGGCAATCTCACCTACAGCCAGTCCGGCACCTATAAGTGGAACGACCCCTATACGGGCAAGTCCTACGACATCCCAACCTACACGGCGACGCAGACGCTTTCGCAGACCGGGCAGGCCATCAAGGATCAAACCGACCAGGCCAAGCTCAACCTCGGCGAGCTGGCCGCTGGTCAGTCTTCCTTTCTGAAGGATTGGTTGTCGAAGCCGGTCGACCTGTCGAACGACGCGACCGAAGCCCGGTTGATGGACCTCGGCATGAAGCGTCTTCAGCCGGCGCTGGACGCCCGCCGCGCGGCGAATGAGGCTGATCTGATCAACCGCGGCATCCGACCGGGCTCCGACAACTACGCCCAGGCGCAGAACATCCAGAACCAAGGCGAGAACGACGCTTACGACCAATTGCTTCTCACCGGGCGCGGCCAGGCCGTGCAGGAAGCGCTGGCCCAGAACTCGGCGCCGATCAACAACCTGACAGCTCTCTTGTCCGGTTCGCAGGTCAGCCAGCCGAATTTCGTAAATGCGAATATGCCGACCATCCCGACGACCGACGTCGCTGGCCTGATCAACACCAACTACAACCAGAAGCTCCAAAACTGGCAGCAGAGCCAGGCGAACACCCAGAACCTTCTGGGCGGCCTTTTCTCTCTCGGCGCGTCGTTCATCTAGGAGGGGATCATGGGTTTCATCTTCGGTCCCGGCCAGCAGTATCAGACCCCTGAGGAACTGGCGAAGGCTCGCGCTGTTGCCGAGGCCCTGCTCAACCAGCAGCCGATCGCGCACAATATCGGCGAAGGCCTTGCCGTGGTAGGACAGGCGATCAGGGGCAGGCGGGACTTGAACCGCATCATCAAGGCGCAAGGCGACATGCGTGCCGGCGCCGACGGTGTGTTTTCGGCGCTCTTCGGCGCTGGCGCGCCGGCAGCCACGTCGACGGCCGCGCCGAGTGGCGGCGGTGCGGTTGCCTCGGCTCTTGGTGGCGGCTCGATGGGCAGCGCTCCGGACCTCTCCGGCAATGACGTCTACAACGGCTTCATGGACACGGTGAAAAGCAAGGTCACCAATCCTTACGGCCTCGCTGCCGTCGCCGCGACCGCCAACGCCGAAAGCCGCTTCAGCCCGAAGAACGCTTTCGGTTCCTGGTCGGACCCGAGCGAAAGCGGCCAGGCAGGCACCGCTGGCGGCATCCTTTCGTGGCGCGGTCCACGCTTTGAAGCGATGCGGACCTTCGCCGGCAGCAATGGCGGCGATGCAAATGCCCCGTCGCCCCAGCTTCAGGCGCAGTATTTTCTCCGGGAAGACCCCGGCCTGATCGATTCGCTGAACGCTGCGAAGTCGCCGGAAGAGGCGCAGCGCCTGATGAACAACGCCTGGAAATTCGCCGGGTACAACCGCCCCGGTGGCGAGGCCGCGCGCCGCATTTCCATGGCCAATTCCTTCGCATCGCGCTTTGCGGGTTCCGATGCCGCGCCGGTTAACGTGGCGAGTCTCGAACTGGGCGCGGGCGTGTCGGCGGCGCTGAACAAGCGTCCGGCGCCGGACGGCCCGGCGGCGGTCGCACAGCCTGTCCAGTCGCCGCGCGCGGCAGAACCGCCTCCGGTGGCTGCAAAGCCCGCAGCGGCGGCGCAGACGGTCGCACAGGCCAGCCCCGCCTCCGGTGGCCCGAGCGTTCAGCAACTTCTGCAGGCCTCACAGGATCCTCGCTTGTCCGAGCAACAGCGCGGCGTCGTAAACCTGATGCTGAAGCAGAAGCTCGACGAGGCCAACCCGGCCAACCAGCTCGAACTGGAAAAGAACCGGCTGGAGGTCGAGAAGCTCCGCAACCCGCAGATCGAGCCGGGCGACAAGGCGCGCCTCGATTTCGACCGGGAGAAGTTCGCGGCCGAGCAAAGCAAGCCGATCGAGGTGGGTGGCGTCCTGGTCGATCCCAAGACGCACGAGCCCGTTTACACCGGCCAGCAGACCGATTGGGAAAAGCTCGACGAGCGCACGTTGTACAACAAGCGCACCGGCGAGACGCGGGCTGTCAGCATCGGCGGAGCCAACGCCGGCCAATTCAGGTTCACGGGCAATTCCGTCGAGGCTCAGGCGCTCAATGGCCTGATGGACGGTGGCGGCCTCACGGTCGAACAGGCGCAGCAGCTCGCCGCCGGCAAGACAATCAGCGGCCCGAATGGCGAACTGCTGTTCCTGACGCCGCAGGGCGTGTTCGGCCAGGCATCCGCTGGCGGCCCCGCGATGCCCGTGACGCCCAAGGCCGCACCGGCTCCTGCACCGGCGCCGGAAGCTCCGGCCGCGCCGGAGAGCCCGACGCCGACGAGCCCGCGCGCGGCCAATCCGCCGCCGAGCGAGAACGCCGGCATCCTACCGCTCACCGGCGCGAAGCAAAAGCCTCTGAACGAGCAGCAGCAGCGCGACAACAAGCTGTACTCTGTCGTCGCGCCCGAGCTTCAGATCGTCGAAAAGAACTTCTCGGCCCTGTCCAATCCGTCGGATCAGGCCCTGTCGGCTATCCCGCGCGGATCCGACTTTGGCGCCGAGTACCTGAAATCGCCCGAGTATCAGCGAGCGTCGAACTCGCTGCGCACCATCATCGCATCCTACCTTTACAGCGTGTCCGGCGCGACGGCGGCGCCGGCCGAAGTCGAGAACCAGGCGGCCATCCTGACGCCCAAGCCAGGCGAGGCGAAGGCATCCCTCGACGACAAGCTGGCGCGTATCCGGCAGATGGTCGACGCAATCAAGAGCGGTGGCGGTTCCGCGCCGGCTGGCAACGCGGGCACCGGTGGCGGCACGACCAGCAACGGCTTGAAGTGGAGCATTGAACCCTGATGCCTACGCTCAACATCCAAGGCCGCAAGGTTCAGGTCGACGACGCGTTTTTGTCGATGACGCCGGAGCAGCAGAATGCGGCGGTCGAAGAGATTGCCAAGTCTCTGCCGTCACCAAACGCTGATGTTGCCGCGGCTGATGCCCGCGCGAAAGCCGGCATGGCCGCTGCTCAAAAGATCATGGATGCTGGCGGCCCGGAGCCGGGGAGCGGTCACGACGCCCCCGGTCTTGCCTCTCCACGAGCTATGGGCGCATCGGGAACGTTCCTCAATGCGATCGGCGAAGGCATTCCGATTGCCGGTCCCTATGTCGACAAGGGCCTGACTGCCACGGCTGCCGGCATCGGCTCGCTGCTGACCGGGGAGCCTGCTTCCAAGGTCAACCAGGAGATGACCGACATCCAGCAGGAAAGCCGCGCCGCGCACCCGATCGCGCGCACGGCTGGCAATGTGACGGGCGCCGTGGCTGGCACGCTACCGGCGATGGCCGCAGCGCCTGAATTGTTCGGCATCGGCGTCGCGAGCGCACCGCTACGCTATGGCGCCAGCGCGCTCAGCGGCGCGGCGATCAATGGCGGAGATGCAGCCGTGCGGTCGGGCGGAGATTTGAAGAAGTCCGGGATTGGAGCTGGTGTTGGTTTCGCCACGGGCCTGGCAGCCCCGTTTGTCGCCCCGCTAATTGGCAAAGGCGTCAAGGCTGTCGCCGACAAGGTACAACTGAGCGCCATTGCCAAGGCGCTCGGCCTCGACAAGAGCGCCGCCAAGGTGCTGGCGAGTGCTGTCCGGCAGGACGCGGTAGAACCGGGCGCGCTCTCGCAGTTCGGCAACGACGCTATGTTGATGGATCTCGGCCCGAACCTCCGTCACACGGCGGGCGCCATCGCCGCGACGCCTGGTGAAGGCAAGGCCATCGTGCGCGGTGCGATTGGTGCTCGCGATGCCAATGCCAACTGGCGCATCCGATCCAGCCTCAACGAGACGCTTGGCGAGGCTCCTACGCCATCGCGCATCATCGACCGCGCGACCCGAAACCAGCAATACCTGCAGCCAGAATATCGGGAAGCCTTGCGGGAGGCTTCACCAGTCGATTCCGCGCCGATCGCCCGCTATCTCGACGCCGAGGCCCAGAAGCTGCGCGGCGAGGCGCAGAAGGGCGTTCAGCGCGTTCGGAACATGCTCAACTATGCGCCCACGCCCGACGAAATAGCCCGCGCGCGCGCCGGTGGTCAGCCGCTATCCGAGCCGGGGCTGATCAGCGACGCCGAGACGTTGCTGAACACGCGGCACGCGGTCGACGACTTGCTGGAAACCACACAGGGCAGTAACACGCTGAATGCTCTACAGACCGCTCGTCAAGCGATCGATGACGAGCTTCGTGCCACGGTGCCCGGCATCAAGGAGGTCGATGCGAAATTCGCCGAGCTGGCTCGCCAGAAGGACGCCGTCCAGCGGGGCCAGACGGTACTTTCCAGCGGTCGGGAGGCGCCGCGGCCCGACGAACTCGCCGACGAGTTCAGGCAAGGCGCGCTGCCGCAAGGCTTGCAGGTCGGCCCGTCGGCGGTTCCGCTTCGCCTTCGTGAGGGCGCCCGCGCCGAGATTGAGCGCATTGTAGGCACCAACGCGAATGACCGCGTCGCGCTTCAGCGCCTGATCAAGGGGGAAGGGGACTGGAATCGGGCGCGCCTCTCGACCTTGTTCGGCTCAGACAAGGCCAAGGCCATCATCGATCTGCTCGACCGGGAAAGGCTGTTCAACGAGACGTCAAATATCGTCACGCGCAATTCCGAGACGGCGGCACGCATTGCAGCCAGGGATGCCATCGACGGCAGTGGCAGCAGCGGTTTCGGCGTGCGTGAAGGCTTCATCGCTGGCGGTGCGCGTGGCGCGGCCCGTGCAGCTGGAACGCGCGCTGTGGAAAGCGTTATCGATGCTCTGCGCAACGGCGGGAACGACAAGGCAATTGCCGATATGGCTCGCAGCCTGGCAGGCGGCCCGAAACAGAGCGCCGTGCTCGATGCGCTTATGAAAGCAGGCCAGGGTTCTCGGCTTCAGCAGTCACAGGTCGATCGTGTGGCGCGCGCCTTGCTGCTCAGCGGACCGACTGCCGTCAACCGCCCTTGAACGCGCTTGGCGGTCTTCGTAAATCCAGATAAGCAGCACGGCGGCGGCGCCGACCATGAAGCCAACAGCAAATTTCACACCGAGCAAATTGAACATCCAGTCGGCGCCCTGATGGATCACGGCCAGGACGGCAATGGTGATCACCGCTGCAATTAGCTGAAGGACCGTGGTGCGCGACATAGGCGCGGAACATAATGCGAAACTAGCTCAAGGAAAAGGGAGCGCCGCTAAGCTGGCGGCCGACGCATACTGTTGGGGGTGTTGGGGTACGTGAAAGCGTCGACCGTCAGCTTTTGGGCGGGGCGCGCCTCTTCGGCGCACAGTCAGGTTAGGCGCGATTGGAACGCCTTCAATCACCTTGCCCGCTTATGGTGAACAAGCGGTTACTTTCCACAGGTTCGACATTTTGTGGCCATCGGTCAGCCTAACATTTGTTAGCGCGGGATACCTGCCTGCCGCATTGTTGCGGCTCGACCCTCGCGGCTCTGGGGTCGTGACCATCTCCTTGCCCGCTGGCCAAAGCCAGCGGGGTTTTTGCTCAGCTGGCCTTTTGCTGTAAAGGGCTCGGCGCACCAATGCTCGACTTAAAGCTCGGCGAAGGCGGCTTCATTCTGGCATCCTCCCGCCACTGCTTGAAGCGAACAAAGGCTTCTGCTGCGGCATCGCATTGGATACGCGATGGACCATTTGAGTGCAGGATCACCTGCGCAGCGCGCCTGGAGAGGCCGTGCTTTTCCATGAACACATCGAGGTCGTACGGGCAGTTGTCGGAGACTGGATCGCTGCTGGCCTGATATTTGCCCACTCGTTCCTCCTATTCCCTCACGGCAAATCAACGGCTTTGCGACTCGCGTCGATAGCGCCGACGGCAAGATAACCGTTCGGATTGATGGCGGCGGCTTGGTCACAGTCGACCTCGATTCCATCGCCGACTGCTCGCCGACTTTCGCGCGTTGTTCACCGGCCCTGGCCTTCGGTGTGTCGATCGCAAGCGGAAAGTTGTAAGTCGGGATGCTCACGCTCGAAACACCATCCTCCATCACCTTCAGGATGGTGGCTGTCAAAGTGATCTCGTCACCAACTCGCGGACCTCGCGCCATCGTCTCCACCGCTTTGAGCCGGGTAGTTATTTAAACATTCAAGTTAGCTAAAATGTTCCGGAACCGATCGGGGTTTGGTGCCTTGAATCGGGCCCTCTCGAGTTCGGTGGTGCGGAGGTTCTGTTCAAGCCTGATGGAATAAGCAACGGCCTGAGCAGTGGGAACATTGCGGGCCAAACTGAACCCGCCAATTGGGACGAGAGACGAGCGCGGGTTCACCTTCCCCAAAGGCATACCTTGCGGCCTGCCAAGACAGGGCGCACTGTAACCGGGCTCCGGCACCTCCTCGATGTCGGTGCATGGCCCGGCCTGCAGAATCCTGTGTCACCTCGATTTAAGCAGACCGGGCTATCGCACGACCCTGATTGACCGGAAAACTGGTCAATTTTGTTGCTGACCCAGCTTCTTCGCCTCGCGCTCAAGCGTCTCGCGGTCATTGCCGTGTTTGGCAATCAATTCGCGGACCTCTGGGATCGTGAGTTGGAACTTGCTCGCAAGATAGCCAATTTCATATTCCTCGTCTCCCGACACCCGGTCGCGGTCTCGAAAATCGGTCTTGCTTTTGTCGTCTGCCATGGCTGTTCCTCCTAGTTGAAAGAGAACAGCAACCGTGCCGGAATGTTCCGAGGGCCTTCAGCAAACGCTAACGGAACTGAAACGGCCATGCGATATTGAATCAAATTCGAATGTTGCGTTGGAGTTCGTATGCGTAACGCCGACGAGCGGCTAAGATTCATCAAGCCGTTGGAGCCAGTGCAAGTCGAGACGCCGCCTGTGAGCGACGACTGGCTCCATGAAATCAAGCTCGACGGCTTCCGGACACAGGTGATACTCGACTGGGCCGGCGCCCGCGCTTTCTCCAGAAACGGCCACGACTGGTCGAAGCGGTATTGGCCGACCGTCGCCGCGGCGGAGAAGCTTCCGGCGAAGTCATTCATCCTCGACGGCGAGATGATCGCGCCCGAGCCCGACGGCCGGCCCAACTTTCATAGGATGCACTCGCGGATGACGCGGAACGCCGAACAGCTTGCTTTCGTCGCGTTCGATATCCTGCACCTCGACGGCCAGGATCTCCGTTCACTCCCGGCGATCGAGCGCAAGGCGAAGCTTTGGGATCTGGTGAAGCCGGCGAAGGGGATCATTCAATACAGCGAGCATGTCGAGGGCGGCGGCGCTGCCTTCTTCGAAGCCGTCGAGAAGATGGGCCTCGAAGGCATGGTCTCGAAGCGAAGGGAAAGTCCCTACAAGAGCGGCAAGATCGATGCCTGGGTGAAGACAAAATGCTGGGAGCTTGGCGAATTCGAGTTGCTGGGCATCAGGCGCGAGCCCGGCAAGGCGCCACAGGGCATCATGGCACGCGGCGGGAAATATGCCGGCTCGGCCACGGTCGCGCTCACCATGGAGATGCGGGAGCGTCTATGGCGACGAGTGCGCAAAGGGCGTTCGCCACCGCCAGGACTGCCGAAAGCCATTTCAAAGGCGGAATGGCTCGAGCCCGGCATCACTGCCCGTGTCAGGTATTTGCGCGGCGAACCGAAGCTACGCCATGCCACGGTGGAGGATGTCCGGGAAGAGTAGCCCGGCTGGCCTCGGCCAATCCATATGCTAAATTCCCACGATGGACCAACGAACCATTGATAGAGCGCTCTTCCTGCTCAGGCAGTATCGCGACACTCTTGTGATGAGCCACGCGCCAATGGGGCCTGATGGCGTGCCAGAGCTACGCACCGCAGCGCAGACCGCCGATCCGCTCGAAATAGCGGCGCTGGAGGATATCGCGCAGCTTGATGCGGTCATCAAAGAGATGTCGACGGCGGCTTCGTCAAGCGGATGCTCATATATTCGAATTGTCGGCAAATAATTCGGAACCGAATTGCCGCGTCGCTCTTATAGGACAGTGGCAAACCCCTTCACTCTCCGGGGTCCCATCCACAAGCAGGAGCGGCCCGTCGCCGTGTGGAAGATGACGACGGGCCGCCCTACGTCGCGAAGCGATCGATCTAAGGTAGTGTAGCCGCTATATGGCACCATCAAAGCCCGTCGCTCATCCTCCCAGCGACGGGCTTTCCCTTGCCTAAATAGATCGATCCTTCCTCTTTGATCGCGCCAGCATGCAGCGGGCCAGAGGCATGCGCCAGAGCGCCGGACGCAGCTCTGGTGAGGCTCTTGGAACCTAATGCCCGACTTTGACTTATGTCGGCCATGAGCACCCGTGGGACTGACTTTTTGTACAAGTGGATAGGCGCCAACGTTCCCGAGACGGTGGGTGCCGATATCATCTCGGTTGCCGAGTTGACCCAAAAGCTGTTCGCCGACGCGAAGTCGGTAGGCATCAGCAGCACCGAGATTGAGGAAGACACCGGCAGCGTCTATGAGGTCATCCTCGACGCAATCGTCCATCACGACGCCGGTATTGCAGATTGATGAGAGCAGAACGTGCCGCCCAAACGAACATACCGTCTACAGATCATGCTCAATGCCGAGGAACTGGCCGTGCTGGATGCTTGGCGTTTTGAGAGAAGAATGCCGACTCGATCTGACGCCGTTCGGGAGCTGTTTCGTCGTGGCCTCACCGCGGCGGATGACGATGCAGAGACGGGAGGCGGGCGTTCGGCAGACTTTAGGGTGCTGCCCACTCGGAACTAGCGTGCGCAGAAACGCGGGCTGGCGGGCCTCCCTGTGGCGCGCTATATCGGCCTCATGGCGGGCAAGGGCTGGACGTTTCAATCCCTGATCGACGCGAAGATGACCGTGACGGCGTTTTGCCACTGGTCACCCTGCAACCATAGCCAAAAGCTCAATCTCGCCCAGCTCCGGGACCGCTACGGCCCTGACGCGCCGGCAATGGCCGATGACCTCATTCCCAAGCTGAAATGCCACAGGTGCGGCGGCACGGATGTCGGCGTGATCTACACACCCGACACCAGCCCCAACGCCTACGGCAGGGCCAAGGGCGGATGATGATCGCCTTTTAGGTCCGGCGGGCCTTCCTAATTCTCCGCATGACTGAAGACGACTGCGCCACTGTCCTTGCGAACTTCAACCGACACAATCCCATCGTCGCCCTTTCGGGTCTGGAACATGGAGATTGCATGGTCTCTGGCGGTCTTCTCGGCGTCGAAAGTCGCCTTGTCGACAACACCCTGTCTTCCATACCAGATGACGGTGTAGGCCATCGTTGTCAGTTTCGACCGGTTGGTCTGGCTCTAGGTGGCAAGCTTTCACATGGATTTGCGGCCAGTCTGGCGGATCGCCTCTCTCTTAGCCACACGGACTTTTTTCTTGCCAGTTTCTCATCGCGAACGTCATCAACGGCCGATCGGCCACACTTCGCAATCACATAATCGGCTCTGTTCGTTCGAAAGTCTTCTTTTTGAACAGACAACATCGTTCCTCCCGGTTCGAGGCCTCCCTCCCTTTTTTGGCTGACTGGAGACACTAGCTGCCGATGTATCGCGCGAGTCTACCAATTGGGGATTGAGTAAAACGATGCACTCTGCATCGCGCTGCCACGTCAATCGGGCAGCAGTAGCACCACGAATCCTAGCACGACCATCAGCAGGGATCCGGACATGCCGATCATGTCGCGCTGCCGGTAGCGCCAGATCGCGCCGGCAAGCATCGAGGCGGTGATGGCGGCGATGTAGAGCGGGGCGAAGTTCTCCACAGCAATTCCATTGCACAGCGGGGTTAGCGGTGATTGTTCACCGACTGGTCTAGCGCTCAGGGCGAAGTGCCCGCAACCGTTGGCCATGGATATTGCAAGAGCGGCATGGTTGACACGTATAAGGCAGGCGGCGCGCCGACATGTGCAAAAGACCGGCGTCAACGTACGTGGATACCCGCTTTGGCGGCAAGAGGACGATGATGTCTGCCGCTCGCTTTATCCGGATTACAAGGCCCTGTCGGCCGCATTGCCCGACAGATCCCGGAAGGCTCTGGAATTCCGGTGCTGGCGTCTGAAAATCACGAGACGCAACAGGATTCTCACCGAGGAGGAGGAGCGGCGCTTTCGGAAAATATATCGCTCGGGCACTCAGAAAGATCTGTACGAAGGATTCCCCGATTTAACGGCCGCCCAGCTTTATGATTTCGGACGTCGGCGAGGCCTAAAGCGCCCTCGCCTCCAATGGGTCCGCACCGGAGACAAACTGCTCGACGATCTCAGGGACGAGTGTTGGCGGCTCGGAATAACCATGGCCGACCTCGACGAGTTTACGCGAACTTCGAATCGCTACTTCGCGCAACATAGATGGTGCCGGTCGCCTGTTAGACACGACTTCGTGCTCAGGGCGATCCGAGAGATGGGTGGAAAGCTGATATCCGGCCAGGTCGAGTGGCCTAGCTGAGCGCAGCACCGAGAACCGGACGAGCGTCGACCTTGACGTAGCGACGCCACTTCCAATCGTACCGTGAGCCGGCCGGGGTTTGAAAACCTCGCGCCGGATTTTCTTTTTTGGCCCCAGCCTTATGGTTGGCCTTCGCGATTCGAGGAGGGTCCTCCTCGGCCGTCTCCTTCAGCGCACAGGCGGCATGCGCTGGGCCGTCAGTTGCTGTTGAGCCCGGGCAGCCCGGGCGCGCCGCGATCTGGTCGTTGTGACGGCTCGCAGCGATGCAGCAGGTGCGATGTTGTGGCCGGTTCAGTTCTCCGAAAAGATGTGATGTCGGCGTTTCGGCGACATCGAACGGCGCGGCGTTGGTTCAATCATGGTTTTCGAACCATCCTGACGCCTATGCCATCGGTCGAAGCCTGGCTGTCTTCCAGGAAGACCACGCCGACGTCAGCCAAGGCAGCATAGATATTGTTCATCGTGTCGAGCCGACCACGTACGATCTGATCGTTCCACTTCTCGAAATTCCTGATGGTGTTGATGCCGACGCCAGCGGCATCCGCAAGCTGCTTCTGATCCATCCCGGCTAGCGCGCGAGCGGCTTTTATCTGGTTTCCAGTCACTGGCATTTGGTGCCCCCATATCGCCATTTGGTTTTTATACACAAATAGGTGTTGACACAAGAAGCAAACGCTCTCATGGTTAAATTACCTCGCAAATGGGGTATTAAACCCAACTAGGAGATAGAGCAATGCCGAACAACCGTGTTCGGGCTGCCGCCGAAGGTTTGCCCACAATCAACCGCCGGGCCGCTCTCGTCATGAGCGGATCGGGCCTCGCTGCTACGCTGCTCGGCGTCAGCATCTCTGCTGCCAATGCCTCGCCCGCGCCGGCGGTCGGCAAGCTTTCAGGCCTGGAAGCGACCTTCTTTGTCGAATGGACCAAGCTTCGGGCCATTGAGCCCGAGCACGCTGCCGCGGAGCGCCAGTACTTTGAAGAGCGGGCCAAACTGGTCAAGCCGGTCAGGCGTGAGCTTACAGCAACCGAGGTAGAAGCCTTTCGGAAGATGACCGTCGCCGAACTTAGTGACTGGCGTCATCCTGGGCGCATCGAATTTGATGAGCCCATCCGGGCTTACAACAAAGCCGAATGGGCGATCCGCCGACAGACGGGTTTCACCAAGATTGATCGCGCCTATCAGCGCCAGCACAGCCGCGTTTCGGTGGCAGCTGGTCGGGTGATCCGCTACCCCGCGCAAACTTTCGAGGACATCGCCACGAAAGCGCGGGTGCACAAGGCGTGGGGGTTCGACTGCAGCGATCTCGAATGCGTCATGAAAGATATCGCCCGCATTGCCCGCGGGGGAGGGTTGTCTGTCGGTTAGTCAGGCCATTTTACGGAACCGGCCCGCTGCCTCACGGTGGCGGGCTATTTTGTTTTCACCCCAGCACTCTCAAGACCTTTTCGCACCCCCACTAAGAACGGCGTGAAATTCGCTGGTGTGGCTGGTTGCGCCGGTAATGCAGGGAGTGCCGCATTCATCCCTCTCACTGTTCGAAATCCAGCCTCGAAGCCTGCCGCGTAGTCATTGTGCGGAATCGACAAATCAATCTCCTCTTGCTCGGGCTCTCTCAGCGACCCGCGTTATGGCCAATCTCGCGGATCTCCCCATGCGCTCTTTTGTGCGTCGTAAGGAATTACCACATCTGCTTTTGGTGGTGTCAGTCCTGGCCAACGAACGAGAACATGAATGTTGCGAGTGTCGTCGACGCCTCGCGCATGCTCTAGCGCAAGCTTCTTGGCGGACTCGATATTGCCGATCGGAACTTTGTTCTGAGTTTTACCATCCACGATGACAAAACATTCCAT